AGTGTACGCCGTCATATTAAAGTGAGAAGCTATTTTTTCCTTGCCCATAACTTTGGCCAAATCTTCTACTTCTTGAATTTCCCATGGAGTGAATTTATCTTTAATCATTGTTGCTTAGATATAGTATTCTAAAATCTTGTTTAATATCAAAAGTACTAATTATATTATTCCAAAGAAAACATTTCTATTAAAATATTAGAAATATTTTTCTGTGTTGAAGAATGAACAACACCAAGCTTCTTAATCAGTCTTTTCTTATCTATAGTTCTAATTTGATCTAATAAAGCTAGATTTTCAACTCCTTTAAAATCAAATTTTGTTCTAGTAGGCGTTTGAAAACCTTTAGTTGTTAACGGACAAACTATTATAGTATTCATCCAGTTCATCTCATTAGGTGAAATTATTATACAAGGTCTAGTTTTATTGATTTCACTACCAATAGTGGGATTTAAATTTAAAAGCCAGATATCGAATTGTTTTAAGTTAATCACACCATTTACCAATATCGCAATCTAAAAAATCTTCATCAGTATCTATATCATTGTTGTGTTCTAAAAAAAACTTATCCCATCCCTCACGTAATTTTTTCTTTAATGGCACGAGTTTAAGATAATTGTCACTTTCAATTAAGTCTAAACCATTTTCAAAATGATATTTATTTATAATATTTTTAGACAACCTTATTCCTTTAGAGTTACCTATATCAATTAATCGCATACAAACCACCTATTATTTACAATATAGAAGTAATTCTAAAGTAATTACTTCTAATAGTCAATATCTCGGCCAGAATTAGCTCATTTAAGTTTTTTACAAAAGTGTCACTAGTTTATAACGATTCTTTTTTTCAGCTAGTACAAGCGGGTTTATAATTAAAGTTAGATAGTAATTTATTTAATTTAAAGATACTGATGCAAAAAAATAAAATTCTGGGGTCTGGTGTTTCTTATCCAATCTTCGAGGAAGCGCGTTATAGGAAACTGTTACTTGCCTTGGTAAATGAGATCAAGTCTTATGTAATCAAGCTTATTCCAGGTAACAAGCAGTTTCTATTTTCTTTTAATGCAGCTCGAAGACAAGACGGCGTTGTAGATGATTTGGAACGTATATTAGATTCACTTAAGTTCTATGCAAGCTACAAAGTAGCTCAGGTAATTAAAGCTCTAACTGCTCAAGCTACAAGGGTTAATGTTTTTAATAACCGAGCTGTCGCAAACTCATTAAGATTGCCTGTTGCATCCGCTACTCTTACCCAGCCTAAAATCATAACTAATGAGCTTGGCATGTGGGTAGCTGAAAATTCAAGGCTCATTAAGACTATACCAGAGCGGTTGCTGGATAGAGTAGAAGCCGTTGTATACGATGCTATTAGAAGCGGGGAAAGCCCAGCTAGCTTAAGCAATAACTTAAAAAAAGTTTTTAATATCACTAAAAATAGAGCCAAGATAATTGCTAGAGATCAAATTGCTAAACTAAATGGGAATTTAACAAGAGCAAGAAACTTGGCTCTTGGTATTACCCAGTATCAATGGCTAACAAGTAGGGATGAGCGAGTTAGGCATTCTCACGAAGTATTAGAGAGTAAAATATGTTCTTGGAACAATGAGACTTTATATAAAAACGAACCTAATTCTAGTAGCTGGAAGAAAAGAACTTCTCTTGGAGCCGTTACCAAACATCCAGGGCAAGACATAATGTGTAGATGTACATCCCTTGCAATTATAGGAGGTTTAGCATGATAGCAGAGCAGGCTACTCGGTATGACACATTTCGGATTCCAAAAGTTCAAAAAACTAAGGAAGGATACTTAAGGGGTGATGCAGTCGGTTCTAGGGCAGGTGTTTTTGTTTATTACAATCTTGATGGAAGTATTCGAAGAGAACTCAGGCATCCTGATGATATCTTTACAAAGACAAGTCTAGATACGCTTAAAATGATACCTGTTACTCTTGACCACCCAAGTGAATTTGTAAATTCAGAAAATGCCACTTATTTACAGAAGGGTTATACGGGCGAAACCATACAGGTGCAGGACGGCAAAATCATTACTTCCCTAACAATAACTAGTCAAGATGCAATAGACGATATTCTAAAAGGCAAATGTGTTGAGTTGTCTTATGGGTATGAGGTTACGCTTGTTAAAGAAGACGGAGTATATAACGGAGAGAAGTATGATTATCGCCAAACTAATCCCGTATACAACCACTTGGCTCTTGTTGCAGAAGGCAGAGCGGGGCATGACGCTAGGGTCAGGTTTGATAATCAAAGTTCAAAAGCGATATTTGAATGTCGATTTGACGAGAATAAATCAATTAACAATAAAGAGGTAGGTATGTCTGATAATAAGACAGAAAATAAAGTAGAGAATAACGACTCTGCAGAAATGCTCAAAGTTAGGTTTGATGCAGTAACTGCTGAGAAAGAACTATTAAAAAACCAACTAACTCAAAGTGAGCTAAAACTTGACGCTTTAGAGAAGTCATTAACTAAACTGAGTGATGATTTAGCTCTTGAGAAGAAAAAAAGCGATCCAGAAGTTAGAGCTAAGGAAACTATGGATAGGGTCGAGATGCTGGCAAGATCAGCTCCTTATATTGATATAGAGGCCTATATTCACCATTCTGATAGAGACATAATGATTGCCGCTATTAATGCCGATCGCACCGACTCCATTAACTTTAGTGACAGAAGCGATGAATATGTCAAAGGTATGTTTGAGACTTTAATCGGGTCAAGTTATAAGGCCGATAAGATAGACACGAAAGCAGTATTTGGAGTGCTTGCTCAAAAATGCGATACATCAAGAGTAAAATCACCTTCGAGTGATTTGTTTAAACAACTAGATGCTAGATATAACAAAGGTAAATAATATGCAAATAGATTACACAAATTCTTTAGATTCAGGACCATTAGTATTAGGTCAAGTATATGATACTAGCCTTGCTCAAGTAGATGGTTTTATGGCAGAAGAAAGTATACCTTTCGGTGCTTTTGTCCAGTATGGAAGTACTGTTGCTGTAAGCCAGAGTACATCTGCTCCATTAATCAAAAAACTCACAACAACTGGTAAGTTTATAGGTATAGCAGTTAGAGATATGAATCAACCAGTAGGCGGTACTCTTGCCACTGCCGGCGGAGTAGCTGCTGGAACAGATACTGCAATGACTACAATTACAACAGCACTTGAGTCCTATCCTATAGGAGCAGGAGTATCTGTTATGAGATTAGGGAGGGTGTCGATTATGATTCCGACAGGCACAGTAATGACTAATGCGGCAATAGGAGCAACCTTAGTATGGAATGCTACAACATCTGCAATGACTTTTTCAGCTTTGCCTATTTCGCCTGAGGTATTAGCAACAGCCATTAACATCGGAACTCTTGTAACTATGCCAGTTGCTGGGCAACTAGCAGTCGTTCAAATCAATGAATTAGTTTAAATTAGGTAATATATGAACAATAATATTCCAAGGTTTACTTCCCCTTCTTATGGAAGTAGTTCAACAACTAGGATTGATGCTAATGCAAGCGTGTTTTTTGCAAATATGCTTACAATGTATGATCCGAAGATATTTGAAACTATCAAAACTCCATTAACGGCGTTTGATATTTTTAAAGTCAAACCAATTGCTCCACATGATAAAATCTATACATACAATATGTATGAAGGTTTTGGTAAATCAAAATATGCCTCGGCAAAAAACGGCAAAAACAATGATATGCCGTATGTAAGTGTTAACGGTCAACAGTTCTCATCAAAAATAGATGATGTTTACTGCGCGGTAGCTTTTAGCAGAGCTGATATGGCAGCCTCACAAGCAACTCAATTTGATGTTATTACGGCATTACAAAGACAAGCATGGCGTTCAAATTATGAGGCGATGAATAGAACTTGTTTTTTTGGTAACAAAGAAGTCGGACTTGGTGGATTACTGAATAATCCTTTTGTTAAAGGTGCTAATGCGGAAAGCCCGGTAGCCAATAACTGGTCTTTATCAACAACGACTGCGCAAATGATTTATGACGATCTGCTCAATTCTTATAATACAATTTTAGATAGCACGAGAGGAAACTTAATGCCTAATATCGCATTATGTTCTCCTGCTACATATAATATTTTAAGTAAAAAGATTTTTAATACTTTTAACGGACTAACTTTAAAAGAGCAGTTTGAAGGAGATAATAGTATTACCTTAAAATCTTGCCCCGAACTAAGACAAGTGTTTACAGGCGGTAAAGACGGTTTTGTTCTACTCAATAATGATTCTGACTATATAGAGCATATAGTATCTGAATTATTCACGATATTACCACCAGAGGCAAAAGGCTTAGAGTTTGAATCTCTATGTGTTTCAAGACATGGTGGATTGGTTATCAGGCAGCCTATGTCAATCTGTATTAGACGTATGGTTTAATAAAATATTAAGAGTATAAAATGATGCAAGAAATACAAGAGATCAAAGATCAGATTTACAAAGATTCCATACTTTTAAATAGTTTGTTTAATAATATTAGTTTCAATTTGTACGAATGTGCAGAGAACGAATATGACAAAGAAGCTATCAGGAGCGTTCAAAGAATAATCGAACAACAGATGGTTAGAAATATGGTAAAGATTTATGAAACTCCCACAGAGGATCAGGAGGTAAATTTACTCAAAACTTCAGTTGTTCAAGAAGATGAGCAACCTAAAGCGATTGAAGACAAATCTGACTTGTAAATAAAATGGATTTATTAACTCGTTTCAAAGCTAATGCCGATGAGTTTAAAGATATCGGTGATGACGTGATCTCTCTCTACTTAGAGATGGCTGGTAGCTTAATTACTCAAAATATTTGGCCACAAGTAGTTAGAGACGAGTTAATAACCTATTTAGCCGCTCATAAAATAGATTTGTCATTAAAGCGAAAAGGATCAGGTGGGCAGGTAACTTCTATATCAGAAGGAAAGCTAAATATTCATTACGCAGTGAACAATAATATTAAGTCAGAATATGACATGTCCAGTTATGGGCGTCAGTACAAATTATTACGTGATAGCGTAACTATAGCGCCTATGACAAGGAGTTGTATCAGGTGGTGGTAAAGGATATTGATAAAGGTTTTAGAGGCTTTGATAAATTATTAAAAGAACTAAGTAAAAAGTCTTTAAAAGCCGGAATATTTAGTGATGCAGGAGTTAACCCCAAAACGGGTCAGTATATAGCAGATTATGCCAAGTTCAACGAGTTTGGGACAAGCAAAATACCTGCAAGACCTTTCTTAAGAACTACGGCTGATGAGCAAGAAGCAAAGTGGCAAAGTCAAATGGATAAGATTGTTACTTTAGCTATTAGTAATCAAGAACAAGATGTTGATGTGCTTCTCGGAAGAATGGGGGAATTAGTGGTTAATGATATTAAAGAGAAAATTTCTAGTAACATGCCTCCGCCAAATGCCGAGGCTACGAAAGCAAGAAAGAAAAGTAGCAAAACTCTGATTGATACAGGAGCTATGAGAGCAAGTGTTACTTACAAAATTGAGAATTAAAACCAAGGGGTTAAAGTTTGGAGTTAAATGTTTGATGTTTTTAGAAGAAATTTAACAGTTACAAGAAAGGCACTTGGTTCTTACATAAATGGATTATGGGTTGAGACCCAAGAAGATACTAGTTTTACTATCAAAGCCAGCGTGCAAGCTACTGATGCAGAAATTCTACAAACACTGCCAGAAGGGTATAGAACAAAGGAAAGTTATACTTTGTTTACAAGTAGCAAATTACAGACCTCAGTGGTCAGCAAGACAAACCCTGATGTAGTTACTATAGAAGATGAACCTTATCAAGTAGTAAGGGTTACTCCTTGGAAGAACTTAAGTTATCCAACGGCTCATTATGAAATATTAGTTGTAAGAGAGAATGTAGATGTTAATTAGCGAAATATACAAAAGATTATATGATTTTACTTTAGTAGCTACTGGCTATGAGCCGAGCAAAATTATTATTGCTAATCAATCTACGCCTCGTCCTAAAAAGCCGTTTATCACCATCAGTGCTAGTTCATTTAAAAACATAGGCACGCCGATAATAAAAAAACTTGATGATATAGGCTTGCAAGAAATAACAGTTTCGATGGTATTTACGGCTAGTTTTCAAGCTTTTAGTGATGTTTTGCATGAAGCGGAAGACGTGCTTGGTACTTTATATATTAAGTTTGCGACAGAATTACAAAATGATGTTTTTAAAGGCGATTTAGCCCTACTTCGAACATTAAAAAACGTGACTGCTATTCCAGCCGCTTTAAATGAGCAGATAGAAAGCAGAGCGATGCTGGATTTAGAAATAGGATTTAACAAAGTTACGAAGCATCAGGTTGGATTGATTGAACATTTATATCTTACCGATACTCGCTTGAACAAAGAATATATTATAAATAAATAGAGAATTAATATGACCCTGATAGATAATTACATTAATATTAAGATTACAAGAGGAACTATAGGAGTTAACTCTTCCTCGTTAAATACCTTATTAATTATTGGCGATACTAAGAAAGCGGTAGCAGAAAGTACGCTACCTTTAGTAAAGTCTTACGGCAGTTTAGCGGAAGTTGCATTCGATTATACTAATACGGCTAATCCAGAATATAAGGCAGCAGCTTCATATTTTGGACAAGATGTAAAACCTACAAAACTGCTGATCGGAAGAGTAATAGGCACGCAAATTACCGATACTTTTGCAGCGGCTTATCCAAAAATTGCTTTAGCAAATAATGATTTTTACGGCGTTGTCATAACAAGTAAAGTAGAAGCCGATCAATTAGCAATAGCCGGCTTAGTAGAAGCAGGTAATAAGATTTTTGGGGTTTCTAATGAAAATGTAATAATGCTAGATGGAGGCGATACCAATAGTCTAGCTTATAAAACAAAAAACTTAAATCTTTTACGTACTTACGTTACGTATAATGGATTAGCGGCTAACACTTACCCAGAAGCCGCATGGACTGGCAAAATGTTTTCTAAAGATGCAGGATCTGCTACTTGGGCATATAAAAATTTAAGCGGAGTTGTGGCAGACAAACTAACAAGTAGCAACGTTACAGGCTTGCAAACCAATAACTGTAATTTCTATGTTTCATTTGGCGGCGTAGATTCCATGTTTGATGGTAAAACGGCAGTAGGCGAGTTTATTGATATAGTACAAGGAAGTGATTGGTTAACAGCTAATATGCAAGCTAAAATTGCCAATGCTTTTTTAAATACCGATAAAATTCCTATGACTAATCAAGGTATCGGTATCTTAGAGAATATGGTAAGAGCGTCTTTAAATGAAGCTTCCGAGAGAAATATTATTGACAGGCAAAGTATCATTGTAACCGTACCCGATGTTTTAGCTGTTACTCCAGCGGATAGATTGGCTAGAAAAATAAATATTAGTTTCGAGGCAAGGTTAAGCGGAGCAATACATATAGTCGGTATTAAAGGGACTGTCTCAGTATAAAATAATAAATATATAGGTAAATTATTATGGCTATAAAAGTATATGATCCTACTCAAGTGGGCGTGATTGTTGGAACATCGCCAATAAATGGCTTTGCAGAGGATTCTATGATTACTATTGAAATGGAAGATCCACAGTATGTTGTTGCTACTGATATAAGTGGCTCTCCGACAAGATTTAAAACAAACAAAGCTCTTGCGAAAGTAACTATCAGACTTACTCAAACATCTCCTTCAAATGATTTATTAAGCAGTTATGTTGAGCTAGATAGAATAAATAATGCAGGTGTTTTTCCATTAATGATAAAAGATAATAACGGAACGTCCTTGTTTACTAGTACGGCAGCTTTTGTTGAGCAAGTACCAAGTGTAGAGTTTGCTAATGAAAACAAGAACCGTGAATGGGTTATTAAAGCAACTAATGTAGTCAAATTTATTGGAGGTCTTAAATGATGACAAAAACGGAAACCAAAGGGATTATGGGTCATAAGTATATTTGTACTTTATTTCCAGCCATGCAAGGGTATCTGCTGGCTAGGAAGTTACTTGATGTTTTTATCAGTAAAGAGCCTATCGCAAAATTATGCGAGGTAGATAAAAACGGAGAGCTTATACTTGAACTACTTAGTAATACCGTAAGAGATGAACAGGTCATTAATGCTGGAAGTTTTAATAGCATCTATACAGGTAATTACAAGGAAATGATGGGGGCTTTGACATTTGTGTTTGAGGTAAACTTTAAAGATTTTTTAGCGGTAAGCGATACTGGCGAAGACGCTTCACCTCTTGCGGAAATGATGGCAGCAGTATCGCAGAAAGACTAGATTTTTCTTTAAGTGAAGAATTATTTTTATGGAGACCTGTTTTGGATAAGGTCGTTACTTATACGGAAATTTGCTCCGTTCTATCTTTAAGTGATGTTATGAAGATTAACGATCTATTAGATATGAAAAACGACCTAGAACAAGAGTCTTATCAAAAGAGTAGATAAATGATAGCAAGAGAATTACTAGTAAAACTTGGCTTTGATATTGACAGTAGCAAATTGGATAAATTTAATGCATCAATAGACGCTACTAAGAATAAAATGCAGGCTATCAGAAATAGTAGTTTGCAAAGTATTTCTTCCATAGGAGGTAGCAAATTAGCCAATGCCATTCACCTAAAGACAAATAATCGTATTTCAGTTCTCAAAAATTATAATGACGAATTAGCTGAATTATCAAAAAGTGAAAGAGCGGAAGTTTTAGCCTTAAACAGGATAGAGAATCAAACTATCAAGGAAACCACTAAAGTAGAAAAAGCCGAATTAAAAGAACGGCAAAGGCTAACTAGAGAGGCATTCCAAGAAAAACAAATTTTACAAAAATCAGAACAAAGAAGTTTTACAACTTCTCTAGCTTCTATGTCTAGGGTAGCACGGAAGTTTGCTATTTTAGGAGCTTCAATTACCGCTGGATTTGGTTTAAGTCTACGATCAACATTAAAGGATGCGGCTCATTTTAAAGAAGGTAAGAGTTCAAGTAGTTTTGATAAGAGTCAAATATCTACTGTTGATAATTTCAACAAGGCTTTAAATGCTACTCGTTCTACAGTAGCAAATTTGAGGAATAGTTTTGTAATTGATATGCTACCTGCTATCAAGGAAACCTTAGAAGTTTTTAACGCATGGACTCAAAAAAACAAAGTTTTTATACAAGAAAAATTAAAAGACATAGTAGCAGGATTGGCTGGGGCTTTTAAGATATTAAGTTCAGTAATAAGGCAAGTAGCATCTATACTTGATTTTATTATTAGCAAAACGATAGGGTGGCGCAGTATTATTACTGCTGTTATTTCTTTAGGGGTAGCAGCATGGTTTATATCACTAGCTAGTTCTGTAATTGTAGCTGCTAGAGCTTTTAAGGTGTTATCTCTAGCTATCTTAAGCAATCCCCTAGTTTTGGTTATTACCTCTATTACCGCAGCATTGGTCTTATTAGTAGACGAGATATATGTAACTATACAAGGCGGCGATAGTTTTATTAATGACTTCTTAAAAAGCGATGCTTGGACTTTTTGTAAGAATTCTATTGATAATGTGGTGCAATCCCTACGTGATATGTGGCAGTGGTTACTCAAAGTAGGGGACGGTATACTTAATTTTCCCTCTAACATTACCACTGAGATTAAGGGGTTACTTGATAGCGGAGCAAGTAAGTTTAATGATGTTTTTAACAATGATCTTGGTAAGTTAGGACAGGGTAATGTAAAGCAATACGCGCTACCTAAATACGAGCCAGAATTGTTAAGCAGAGTTCTTAACTCGAATGTTACTAATAATGCTAGGTCGGCAAACATAACTCAAAAAAATTCATTCAATATGAATATTGCCGTACCTGACGGAACAACGCAGGAGCAGTCAAAAGAGATTCTAACTTTAGTTAGAGCCGAGATAGAGAAAAATAGAGCTTACGAGACCGAGAAAACTTTAGCTGCAATTGGGAGTTATTAATCATGGCTTCTATTATTGCACCACTATTCAAAGCATCAGCCTTTTTTGGTCAAGCTAGCTCTTTGTTTAAAGGAGAGACTAAAACTAAAATAGGTGATTTAGTAATCGATGTTGTTACACGTGAGAATATAAAGTTTAGCTCGACAGTTACTGAGCATCCACTAGAGACCAAAGAGTCGGTTAACGATCATATTTATAAGAATTCTCAAAAACTAAGAATTGAAGGGTTTATTACAGATTCACCGCTCCGAGTTTTTGGCTTTATTGAGACCCCCTTACAAAAAAATTCAGTATCTAGTTTAGTTAAAAATGTTCAGTCTTTTTTACCCTTTAATCAGGATGCAAAACCGAGCATGCTCGCTTATCAGTTATTATATCAACTTTGGCAAGATAGGGCGTTGATTACGGTTGTAACTAGTTTAGACTCTTTTACAAACATGACTATTACAGATTTGGATTCCAGCAAAGATCCAGACACAGGTGGGCGTTTTGAGTTTGTTGTCGAGTTAATTCAACTACAATTCGCAAATGTAGTAACTACTAGTAATAACAATTTCAAGAGCAGTGCTATTAAATCTTTAGCAAGTCCTAAGGATAACGTGGGAATAGTGGATAAACCAAAAAGTTTGCTAAAAAGCGGCTTTGATTCTGCAACAAATTTTTTGGGTTTATAGCTTTATGTCTGTTGAGAGAGAGTTAAGTTATATTCCGTGGTTTGACTCTGATAGCTTTAGAATCAAGGTTATTTTAGGAGACGAAGATATTTATTACAATTTGGATGCGCAGTATAACATTAGGGGTTCTCATTGGTCACTTACAATCACGACAGAGAGTGAATTAGTCCTAATACAAAATAGAAAGTTAATCATCGGCGTTAATTTATTTGAAAATTGCTACCATAAGCTAAAACCTTCATGCTTCCTTTTTCCTTTAACTGACGATAATAGAATTACCGCGATCACTCGTGATAATATGATCAAGGGCAATGTAAAACTTTTTCAGGTTTTAGAGAGCGATATAGGAGTGTAGTTCATGTTATATTTTGATAGAGTATGTAGGGTTATAATTGAGGGTGCGAGGATAATCACCATTGAAAATGCTAAGATACAATTCGAAATTGTAAAATCAAAGAATGCCAAAGAAAATACCGCAAAGCTTGAGATTTATAACCTTGCACCTAATACCCGCAAGCTAATCACTGAGCAAGAAGCCTTAGTTAGAATCTTTGCAGGTTATGCGGGGAATAAAGGTCTAATAGAAATAGGACAGGGCGATATCTCTAAGATAAAGCATAATAGAGACAAGACTGAGGTAGTTACTGAAGTTTATATGGCCGAGGGTTTACGGAAAATTAGGGATAACCCCTTAAGTATGAGTTTCTCAAGCAAATCTAAACTGAAGCTCGGTAATGTACTGGATAATTTAAGAACAAAAAGTAATAATCAGTTTGTCTTTAGATTAATAGATGTTGATGAGAGCAAAACTATTGATAATGGCTATTCCGACCTTGGGTCTCTTGATCAAATACTTAATAATTTAGGCATACAATTTGGCTTTGAGTGGTCGGTGCAGAATGGCATTATCACTATCAAAGGAACTAAGAAATCGCTTAGCTCTGAGATTATGTTACTCACTCCTAAAAACGGGCTAATCCTTCATCCAGAATCGGTAAAACAAGTCTCTAGGAGGCTGGAAAAATCCAGTATTACTAAACAAGGGGCGAAGATAAACTCGGTGCAGGCCTTACTACAACCTCATTTGCAAGTTAATGATATTATCGCCATTGAGAGTCAAGATTTAAACGGCAAATATGAGATACGGAAAATAACTCATAAGGGTGATACTAGGGGCAATGATTGGTATAGCGATATGGAAGTAATCGCAATTTAATTAAAAGGGCAAGAATGAGCAAAGGACAAGCGGAAGTTATTAATGATTTGATGCGCAAGATATCAGGCGGGATAAGGGTGGCTATGCCTGCTTCTATCGAGAGCTATGATTTTAAAACACAAAAAGCGGATATAAAGATTGATATGCAAGAGTTATATCACAATGGAACAAGCTTAGACTACCCGGTATTATCTGGAGTCCCAGTAATCTTCCCTAGATGCGGCGGGGCTTCAATTACTATGCCGATTATGAGAGGTGATACTTGCTTAGTTATGTTTTTAGACAGGGATAGTACCGCGTGGCTACTGGGTGGGAAGAACGTGAAGCCAAAGAGTATGAGAAGCCATCATTTAAGTGATGCTGTAGCTATTATGGGACTTAGTCCTTTTACCAATAAAAGCCCATCCAAGAATAACACTGACATGCTTATTAGTTTCGATGGCTCAGAGATTGTATTAAAGCCAAAAGGTAATATCGATATTTTTTCGGCTAAAGAGATTAATGTTAAAACAGAAAATGTAATAATCAATTGCAAGACTGCTCTTGTAAAATCTGAGGAAACAGCTCTAGTAGAATGCAAATCTGCTAGTATCAAAGCTGAGGAAAATATTGCAATTGAGTGTAAAACGGCTAATATTAAGGCAACTGAAATTTTAAATGCTGAGTGTAAAACTTTAACGGCAAAAGTTAGTGAGTCTGCATCGATTGAATGTAAAAATGCCGATATTAAGGTAACCGAGATTTTTAATGTTGAATGTAAGACTTTAATCGCAAAGGTTAATGAGTCAGCTTCGGTAGAATGTCAAAATGCTAATATTAAGGCAAGCGGTACTATTGATACAGAGACACCTAATTTTACTCAAAAAGGCAACATGAAGATAGATGGTATGCTTGAGGTAACGGGTACTAGCTTGCTGACAGGTAAATTAACCAGTCAAAATGGTATAGAGAACAGCGGTGCTAACTTAATATCTAATGGGAAAGTGCTTGAGACACATACTCATATGTATCAAGATGTTTCAACAGTAACTGCCCCTGAAGGTCCGTGCGTAGTTGTAAAAGTTCCTACAAATTCAGGTCAAACACAATAATAAATAGGTAAATTATGTCAAACATTAATCCAAGAGTAGATATAGCATTTAAAAGAATATTCGGTGTAGAAGAGAATAAAGATTTACTGATTTCTTTGATTAATTCTATTGTCTCAAATGAAGATCAGGTAGAAGATGTTACCTTGCTTAATCCGTATAATCCTAAAAACTTTAAAACCGACAAGTTGTCGATATTAGATATCAAGGCTACCGCTACTAACGGCAAGAGATATAATATTGAAATCCAGATTACGGATGAGGCTGACTATGATAAAAGAGCTTTATATTATTGGGCTAAGTTATATACCGAGCAATTAAAAGAGGGCAAAGATTATGGTAATCTTTCAAAAGCAATAGGTATTCATATACTTAACTTTACCTCCATTCCAGAAACCAAAAAATATCATAATGTATTCCACATTATCGAAAAAGATAGCGGTTTATTGTATTTTGAGGATCTAGAATTACATACTATTGAGTTAAACAAGTTTGCTGATAATCCTAAAGAAGAGCTAGCAGATATAGTAGGAAAGGTAAAAAACTCTCTTGATATGTGGTCTGCTTTTTTAACCAGAAACGATCTACTAAAAGCTGATAATTTGCCACAAGAACTAAATGACGTTAATTTAAAGAAAGCACTAGAAGTACTTGACGTAATAAACCTTAGCGATGATGAAAGAGGGCTTTACGAAGATCATCTCAAATGGCTCAGAATAGAAGCTAACAGTCTGAAAAAAGCTGAAGCTAGAGGCGAAGCTAGAGGTAAGATTAAAATAGCTACAAATTTATTATCACAAAATATAGATGTTAATACTATATCTGTAGCTACTGGTTTATCCGTTGAAGAAATTATAAAACTCCAGGTTAGGAAGATTGATGTTTAAAAAAGATTTATTATTATCTGATAGCCATGATTTAGCAATTATAGACTTTGATCTTCAATTGACAAGTGACCAGCAAGCTGTTGCCCAGAGAGTCAAGCAGGCATTGCTCTTATTTAAAGGTGAATGGTTTTTAGATCGAGATTTAGGCGTGCCTTATTATGAAGATATACTAGGTGCTAAAAATTCAATTGATACTGTTCGCGGCGTATTTGTAAATGCCATTCGAGCGGTTGATGGAGTCAAAGATCTAACAGAGTTCAATATAGAGTTTGATGATGCTACTAGAACTCTTGGCATTAAACTAACTATTATTGATGATTTAAGTAATGAGATAAATATTGAATTATGAGTAAACAATACGGATTAACGCCAGAAGGATATAAGACTAAGCCTTTTGATATTATGGTGGCAGAAGTAGAGGAAGCTTTGACAGGAGCGCTTGGGAGCATTAATCTAACTCCTCCTTCTGTATTTTCTGTTTTAATAAACACCTTTTTAATAGAGGTTGCTAAAATTGATTTAAAGGCTGAGGAAATATATAATGCGAGCTATCCAAATACGGCAACTGGATACAGTTTAGACGGCATTGCTGATTATAATGGTATAAAGAGGTTATCAGCTACGTATTCAAGCGTTACGGCGCAAGTTAGCGCTATTAACTACACTACTATTCCAGAAGGGTCGGAAGTTTTAATAGAAAATACAAATAATATTTTGTTGTTTCCTCAAGAAATTACAGTTAATAACGAGCAATGTAATTCTATAGTACTTGAGGTGATAGATAATACGCTTCCTGAATATAAAATAATAATAAATAATATCGAATATACCTATGAAAAGCAGCTTTTAGAAACTACTGCGGACATTGCAGAAGGCTTGAAGTTATTAATTGCCGTAAATACTAGCCTGAGCGTGACTAGGGTAGAGTCTATACTTAACGTAACGTCAGTTGATTACTTGTCTTTATTTGCTTGTTTTGCTACTGAGGAAATAGAAATTAATAGATGTAGCACTAATATAGATTTAATTGCAAAAGAAACGGGAGCAATAGCTATCCCTGAAAAGAGTGTAACTATTATCCAGACGCCTATAGCTGGCTGGATATCGGTGAGTAACAAAACGGCTGGTTTAACTGGTCGTGATCTAGAGACTGATATTGAGCTAAGAGCTAGAAGAATAAAATCAATAAAATTCTCTGGTAGCGGAACTGTGGAAGCTATGAGAGCTAGGTTATTAAATATAACTGGTGTCACTTCGGTAAAAATACTTGAGAATGTTACAGATGCAACTGATGTAAACGGGTTGCCTCCGAAGAGCTTTGAAGCACTAGTCTTAGGTGGAGAGGACGTAAGTATTGCTAAGATGATCTGGCTTGCAAAACCAGCTGGCATAAAAACTTATGGAAATACGGAAATAACTATACTTGATTCAGAAGGTAAGAGCCAAATTGTATACTTTTCTAGATCGATAAAAGTTTATGTCTTTGCTAAAGTAATAATTACAAAAAACAGTGATTTTATTCCGGGTTCTATAGAGGCTATAAAGCAAAATATCGTCAATCAAATATTAAAGGTTGGCCTAGGTGAACCGGTAATATATCAATCTCTCTTTGCAGGGGTTTATGCAGTAGATGGTATTACTAATGCAAGCATAACAATAGGGGGAACTCCTATAGAGACCGATATACCTGCTCTTGTAGCTGAAAACATAATAGTCTTGCCTTCGCAAATAGTAACAACTGATATTAATAAAATCACGATTGAGGTATTATGAGTATAGAGTCACTACCAGAACCTGAAAATCATTTACAAGCAATAGAGAGCTATGATTTAGAGCAATATAAAGAGAGTGTTGTTCTATCATCTTTGACCAAAGCTCTAGTAACTCAACTGCAACGAGTGGAAGATACTTTTTTAGATTTAGAGTTAAAGAGATTTATCTCAAGTGCTTTTGGTTACACATTAGACCTGATGGGCAGTATCGTTGGGGACTCTCGTAATTTTAGAAATGATAATGATTACCGCACTGCCATCTTGATAAGAGCTTTGATCAATAACGGCGGGGGTACTCCTGAGGATATCATTTCGGCAATTAGAATACTCTATGCCCCAAGGAAAATAGAATATAGCGAGACATATCCTGCTAATTTTTCTTTGTTCATACAAGCTAGCAAAGTTATCCCACCGCAAGTAGACCTTGGTTTATTGAATATCAGAAGTTTAATAAATGGGGTAAAACCAATGGGCGTAGGTAATTTTATTGTCGTAGCTAGTAGCGCAGATAATCTATTTAGATTCAGTGAATCTACCAGCGAATTAGTGAATTTTATTGTAGATTTACCTCCAGCAGAAAAGCTTGAGGCTAATGAGATTGCTGAAATCTCGGAAGTATTAACAGAAGCAGATACTGTATCTGCTTCAATAGGCAGTTTTGGATTTGGAGAGTTGATATTAACATCAAAAGCCGTAGTTGGCGGCGGAACTTTAGCAGAGGTCATTAATTATGCCTGAACCAGTAAAACCGATATTCCCGAGATGGGCCAGTTTAGAGGTGGAAAACCCCACTAATCATGAGCTTAATGTTTATGAGCCGTCTGAACAAAAAAAAGATTTAGGTTGGGATTTAAACGAAGTACCTCCTAGGCAACATTTTAATTGGCTAGGTCGTCAAACTAATCAGGTCTTGGAGTATCATGATTATCATCTAAATCGTCCTAAGATTTATACTATTGCTACTTTACCGCCTGCTGTTGATAATATTGCTCAGATACTATTTGTGAGTGATTCTGGCGGAGGAATACTAGCTTATAGTAATGGCACGGTATGGAAAAATATAACAACTGGCAACGTGGTATCATAACATGGCAGGAAAACAAATTACTGAATTAGAAAGCACTAATAAGATTTCAGAAGGAGATCTGTTATTCGTCAGAAAAACAACTAGCGGTACTGATAAGAAGATTAACTATACTGATCTTGTTGAAAGTATCGGTAATCCAGCAATAGATGGTTTTGTAGCAATAGTAGATCCATTGGATGCGAATACTATAATTTTAACACCTGCCAATAATGCCAGGATACCTCGTTACTTTGTCGGTATGAAAATATCCTTTGTCTCGCCTATTACAAGTACAGGGAGTGTAAAAATAAAAGTAGGTAGTTTGACGGCTAAAGATTTTGTTCAATACCAGACCACCTCAACAGTAATTTTAGGTGTAAATGATTATGTAGAGGGAGTATTTATTACTGATAAATTTCATCGGATTAACGATCTTCGCTCTGTAGCTAATATTTATTCAAATGAATATAATGTAATATTAACAACAATAGATCCTAGCGAACAGTTTACTACCCTAAATTTAGTTTCTTCTATCGGTATCCCAAAACAATCTTATTACGATGGAATGGCTATCTCTTTCATTACTCCCGAGAATACCAAGGGAGTTACTCTAATACATATAGACGGTATAACTGGGACAAAGACTATTTTTGAACCAGATTTAGAAGATTTTACTAGTCTCCCGCTTTATGCTAATCAAATTGTCCATGCAATATACAAAACTGCGCAAGGAGGGTTTATAAGAGATAGGTTTAGCGTTCAAGATCCGACCGTCTCAGAACCTATTGTACCAAGTATTGATAATCCAGACGAGCCTTATATTCCTCCACAAAATATTCTTGAGTTTACTGTGGGAGCAAACGAAAAATTTAAGAACTTACAGGAGGCTGTACAGAACTTAACACAGGAGTTTGGTAAAGATGGAGGGGGGAGACAAGTTACATTGTTAATTAGGGGTTCTTTGCAGGAAGGTACGGATTTTCTCGACATAGGTGTCTAGCCCTTTAGTTATAAGGCACACAGAGGACGAGTTGATTTTAAAATGATGAGGTAGTGAAACCTTGAAACCCTTTTAGATTAAGGTGTTCAGACTTTGGATAATTTTCATGGCTTTTTGCAAAGTAGATTTGTGCCTATTATTTTGTTAGTCCTGCTGCGATAGCTCGGTAATATACAGAGCGGCTAATCCCGACCATAATACAAATCTTAGTCACAGAAAATTCTTCTGACTGCATTAGTGATTTTAATGTTTTTAGTTTATCTGTCGTAAGAGCTTTAGGTCTTCCGCCTTTCCTTCCTTTACTATGGGCTGCATCTAAACCTGCTTTAACTCGCTCCTTTATTAGTTCTCGTTCCATCTCAGAAAATGCTGCACACATACTAAAGAGCAGCATTCCCATTGGGGTTGTAGTATCGATGTTATTTTCTAAAGAGATAAATTCAATGCCTTTAACTTTAAAACCATTTATAAGATCAATAAGCTTTATCATCCTTCGTCCTAAACGGTCAAGACGGACAACGCAAATAGTATCGCCTTTTCTTAGTTTACCCATTAGAAGATTTAATTGTACTCTATTGTCCTTAGCGCCAGAAATTTTCTCTTGAAAAATTTCGTTACAACCAGCCGCAGTTAATTTTTGTATTTGCACATCTAAGCTTTGATCATTTTTTGAGACCCTTGCATAACCAAATTTCATTTTTATCCTTAGTTTATTAAAATTTCTGTTTCAAAAACCTAAATGATAGGGTATTTTGCTATGAAGTCAATTGGTACTAGTTTTGAAGCAGATTTTTTAAGTAAATATGTGATAAATGTAAGTTTGGTTTAGGGACACCTAAAACACTCGTTTTTGGAATGGTAAATTATGGCAAGACTAAGAATTTTATCAGATGATGATTTTGATAAATTATATAAAATACCTAAACTTAATAATGAGGAACGTCAATTTGTTTTTGAATTAGATGAGATTGATAAAAACTACTTAAATACAATTAATAGCATTCCTGTAAAAATCAATTATATTTTGAATTTAGGTTATTTTCGTACATCTCAATATTTCTTTTCTTTTACATTTCAAGCAGTCAAAGAAGATGTAAGATTTATTATAAAGTCTTATTTTGCGGGAAGTTCTTTCCCTATGAAGCAAATAAGTAATCGACAATACTACTCAAATCGTCAAGTTATCCTCAATAAATATGAAATGTCTTTATATACCAAGAGTTTTCAAAGTCATTTATCAAATTATCTAAAATCTGTAGTAAAACAGCACTCTGTCCCTAAATACCTATTTGATTCTCTCTTAGATTACTGCCATCAACATAAAATCATTAGGCCATCCTACTCAATATTACAAGATTTAGTCTCTGGAAGCTGCAATAACGAGAAGCTACGTATAAGTAATAAGCTCTATACAATAATGGATAGTTCGCTGCGTAAGTCTTTAAGCAAGCTTTTGGAGAAAAACGACTTATTTTATCAACTCACTCTGATTAAAAAAGACCAAAAAGATTTCACCACCAATGAAATAAAATCAAGTGTCGAAAAGAACAAGTTATTATTTGAAATATACCACAGTTCAATTGAAATTATAAAGCAGTTAGATATTTCAGAACAAAATGTAGCTCACTATGCTGAGTTAGCTGGACAATATACCGTATATGGATTGAGAAAACTTAAGCAACCTAATCTAGCAAGGTTATATCTGTTATGCTACGTCCATTATAGATTTTTAAAGATTAATGATCACCTAACCAGTAGCTTCATTCATAAAGTTAATGGCTATATTGACGATGCTGACGCTTACCAAAAGGAAACAATTTACCTTGCTCAAGTAACGGATAAAGATAATCGTGATTTGGCTGCAAGTATTTTATCGCTACATATAAATAAAAAAGTTCCTGATAATGAGCTGCGTAATAAGTCTTTTGTAATTGTTGCTAAAGAAAAGTTTCAGCAATTTATTCAGAAAATTAGAAAGCCCCATTTGAGTCCAGATTTTTACAGATGGCAGTATTATAATAAAAATGCACCTGCAATTAAACTAAATACTAGGTTAACCTTCAAAGCTCTGGATTTTCAAACTAAGTCCAAGGATCTTAGCAAAGCTATTGCATTTCTAAAAACTCATTTTGATAGTCATAAGTCATTTAGTGACTATCAATTTGAAGACGTTCCTCTTGAATTTATTTCTCCACCACTAAGGCGCTATGTGATTACGAAAGTTAAGTCGGGGAATAATAAAAAAAAAATTAAGGTTATCAATGCTGATGCTTATGAATTTATGTTATATACTCATATTGAAAAACACCTAGGCAAAGGAACTGTCACTATCAAAGATAGTTTAAGTTACAGATCCCTTGATGATGAGCTTATTAAAAAAGAATACTGGGATAAAGACAAAGATAGTATTCTACATAACCTAGGAAATCAGCTAATCTCAATCGATATTGAAAAAATATTAGACAATTGTGAATCGTTACTGAGTAAACGCTATAAAGAGATCAATCAAAAGATTAGTTCTGGTATTAATAGCAAGATTAAGATTAAATATAATAAAAAAGGAGAAGTGACTAGTTGGAAGATGCCTTATAAAAAGATAGAAGATAGCGTTAATAATCCATTCTATGAAAATATGAATATTTCCAGTTTAGGTCAAATTATTAAGTTCACAAATCATCATACAGATTTTATAAAGAAATTTACTCATATCTTGCCAACTTATAGTAAAACCCAAGCAGAAGAAGCTTCGATTGCAGCTTGCTTAGTAGCTAAAGGTACGGGAACTGATATATATAAAATGAAAGATATAAGTGATGTTAAAGAGCAGGATTTAACATCTACATATAATAGTTTTATCCGTTATAAAACACTAACTGATTCAAGCGATACAGTAATGAACAAGATAGCTAAGCTGCCAATATTTGAGAAGTATACACTAGCAGACTATGGCATACATGCAAGCGTTGATGGGCAGAAGCTAGAAACACGATATAACACAATTAAGGCAAGGTATTCTTCGAAATACTATGGATTTGGTAAAGGCATTTCGGCTTATACACTATTTGCTAACTGCTTGCCATTATGTACTAAAATAATAGGTTCAAATGAACACGAAAGTCACTACCTTCTAGATGCCCTAAAAAGTAACACCAGTGACATTAGCGTTTCTGCGGTATCTGGTGATATGCATAGCATCAACCGCGTCAATTTTATCCTACTTTATATGTTTGGCTATAGGTTTATGCCAAGATTTACGAAGCTTGATCAAAAAGTGCGTGACCACATGGTAAGTTTTGATGCCCCTGATTCAAGTCGATATAAAGGATGTCTTATCAAGCCTAATAAAAAAGTAAATAAAAGTCTTATTATCAAAGAATCGGATAATATGTTAAGAATCTTTGCAACATTAGGGCTAAAGAAAAACACTCAGAGCAGTATTGTAAAGAAATTATCATCATATAAATCTAATGATACGTTGAGAGCCTTGATAGAATTAGATAAAATCATTATGACTCTTTATATTCTGGACTACATAGATGATGAAGAAATGCGTAAATGTGTTCACCGCTCCCTAAATCGTGGAGAATCATATCACCAACTAAGATCAGCTATTGCTAAGGTAAGTGGTAGAAAGTTAATTGGTAAAAATGAAATAGAGCTTGTCCTTAATAATGAATGTGCCAGGTTGTTGGCAATATGTATTATCTTTTATAATGCATCATTATTATCAGGAATATATGAATATTGTAAAAATAATGGAATGCTAGAGGAATGCAAAAAAGTCCTCAGGTTATCGCCTGTTGCGTGGATTCATATTAGCCTTATAGGAAAATATGAATTTACAAATAATGTTATACTTTTGGATCTGCAGGGAGTTATAGCTCAATCAGTATGTAACCTTCAGATATAATTGATACTAAAAACGAAACAAGGTAAAAAAATCAGAAGAGGGAATTCAAAAAACTTGACTGATACTAATACAACGGCTACACTAAACAAGTGTTTAGGGTAGCTAAGAAAAAGAGCTTACCTAGAATTTCAAGCTGTCCATCTATCACAATAATACTCGTATTCCAAGAACATTATCAAAATTAAATCGTAAAAAATACTGTGATAAATCTTACGTTTCCAATAACAGTGCATTTGATACTAATTTAGACACAGAAAAAGTTCATATGAAAATCATCCAAAAGCTGAACTCCTTGCTTTAAAAGGCTTTCAAGGCACCACCCCCTCATCATTTTAAAATCAACTCGTCCTCTGTATGCCTTATAATTAAAGGGCTAGACACCTATGCCGAGAAAATCCGTACCTTCCCGCAAAAAACCCCAATTAAAGATACTCTTACCAAAACAAGCGCAATATTTGCAAATAATCTAAACCTAAGTTGGATAACGTTAAGCGGTGCAGGCGATATAATTAATTTTGATTTGTTAAATCATACTATAAACAGCAGTTATTTTCAGTTAGAATATGGCAGTGAATTTTTTAATATAGCCAAAAATACTATAGTTACTTGTAAAAACTTCCCTACCAACGTAACTTTTATTCAGTTAAGTGATTCATTTTCAAAGTTGGAATATATAACTTTTAAAAATAATGATTTGACTGCTACTAGGTTATTTACAGTGGTTCGTAGTAATGCAGATTTTAAAAATTGTGTTATCGAGGGTGGCAGGGAAGTTATGCGTATCACAATGAGTGCCGTAGTTTCATTAGACGCTTGTGTTATTAAGTCGTATCAGACGAGAGCTTTATCTATTGACTCAAGTTCAACTGTTACTATAAACAATTGCGATTTATCATCTAACGGAACTTCTGCTACAACAAATATCAATATAGGCAATTCGTTTTCAAAAGTAGATCAGTATAATTCGAAAGCAAAATCAAATTATGCACCAAATACAGGCGAAAGTAATGGGATGTTTTATAGAGTAACAGGTTCTCAGGACATACAAGGAAGTTAACTACAAAAAATCTAATCCTGTGTTAAATACGTAGTTGTAGGCTCTCAAACTTAACAAGTATCGAAATGTTAATACGATCCAAAAGAAATAAGGGATTTATCATTTGGCTCGTAAAACTTCGTTATTCATGACGTCAAGTTAAAGATAAGTTAAATAGATAATTTAACACCGACTAAAGCTACAGTACCTTTTACTTTTCTTGCATTTAGCTCTGAATAGAACTCAGGCTTACCTTTAAGAGTATAAGCATGTATTTCAGCATAAGGTTTAAGTCCTGGTGCAAGTATGTAACTTATGCCTAATTTAACAGAATTTACTTTATTTTTAAACTTCTCTGAGGCAAAATATGATAAATAAGTTGTTGTAGCAGTATTGTAAGTATAGCTAATACCTGCATTGTAATAATGGGACTTATTACCAGCTTTATGTAGTTCTTTATTAGTCAAACTTTTACCAAAAGAACCATAACAAGCATTATATTTGAAATTGTTTACTTTTAGTTCAGCACCTATGTTATAAGTTCCTAGGTTATGGAGCTTATATTCTTGAGGGTTTTTATCGTCTTTATTGGCAAATTTCTTAATTTTACCTGCAGATTTGCCGTATTCACCGGTTAAAGCTAGTTTTAATTCTGCTTCTTCCGTTAGTTTCTGCTCAAGTACTAAACCACTGGTAAATGCATCTTTAATTGAGTTATTAATTTCAAATCTCTCTATAGTTGCTTCTTCTATTGCATATGTTGTTGTGCCGTCTGATTTTACTGATGGTTTATCTATACCGGTATTTGCAGAATCAGGGGTATAAGAGATACCAAAGCTAATTTTACTTGATTCGCTCAAATCAAATTTAGGGGTATAGTAATTTATTGTTCTTGGCGGTTCACTGCTATAAGTTGCTGAATCTAAACCAGCAGTTATTGAATCACCAAGTATAGTTTCTTCTGAGGTTAAGAAAGATGGCTTTGCTTTTGTACCTTGTTGTAAATAATGGGTACCTGTTTTTATATAGTTAATAGGTATAGCCCCATCATTTACAGTCATATTTCTAGCAACAGGAATAGGTGAACCTGCTTCAATCTTACCAAACTCGTGTTCTAAAAATACATGTGAACCATTATAATCATTATTCACTTTCCTTTTGGTTGTTGGAACAAGTACAATTTTAGCACCATAAGTAATATCGTCAGTAGTATTTGAAATGTTAGCAACAAAAGCGGAGTTATTAAAGAAGGCAAAACTGCTCTTATTAGGTGATATATTCTTTTCCACTCCTTTTAACTTACCTTGATTACTAAAGCCGCTTTCAAAGACAGAAAAAGCTCCAAATTTAATATTCAAGCCTGACGCTACAGGTAACGCATCGCCTGCTAAAGCTGTGTTAGTTGCAAGTAAAGCTCCAAGAAATAATGACTTTTTCATAATCATACCCTTATATAATTAACCTTAAATTTTCTAATATAAATATTAATAACATATTTAGCTCATTACTTGTTACAGTAAAAGCACCAACAAATAAAAAATATAAAAAGTAGTGTGTCATAGTTATTAGTTTGAGATAGACACCTATGCCAAGAAAATCCGTACCTTCCCGCAAAGAACCCCAATTAGAACCAGAAGCAATACACATTTTTATTAACAAAAATTGTGCATAAACGAATTTCGTTGCCGTTTTTAGAAAAGATGATATACACTGAAGACAATAAGGAGTTCAAACTATGAAAAAATTATCTGCAATAGATATAGCAAACTATTTTTTATCATTGACAGACCTAGATAGCGGGGAAGGAATATCTAATCTTAAGTTACAAAAGATCATGTATTATGCTCAAGCATTACATTTAGCGTTATTTGATAAAGTACTTTTTGAAGATAACATTGAAGCTTGGCCACACGGTCCAGTTATATCAAATATATACCACGACTGTAAAATATATAAAAACAATCCTATTCCTTCTGCGCAGATCGATATATCATTATATCCTCCTAAAATACAAAATTACTTAAATCAAATTTATTATACTTATGGCCAATATTCAGCTTGGATACTAAGAGATTTAACTCATATAAAAAATACTCCTTGGGATTTAGTTTATGAGAATAACTCTTCTTCAGTAGAAATCCCAACTGAATTAATGAAAAATTTTTATAGGACATTGATTCTAATAGAAGAAGAATCAAACAAAATATCTTCATTACAGGATAAAATAGAATTTTGTCTTAATGTAGAAAAAAATGCACTTAGCAACCCTGACTTACCCCTTGATTTTATTGCATCAAGTTTAATAGCTAACGATCAATCTAAAAAGATTAATTCATTAGATGATTGATAATGAACATAGAATATTTATCCCTATTTAAAAATCAGTACAAAAAACTTAATAAAGCCCATCAAGAAGAATTAAAGAATGT